TTGCACAGTTCCCGTCGTGGTTAACGCATAATCACAAAGGTTATTTGCTCTCAAACCGTTGTTTCTGATCTTATATTCTGTACGCATTCATTCTCTTACTTATCTTTTTCATGGCATGGCGATTGTTAGGACGTGTATTCGGATTGTACATCGTTTTCTTGTTCTATTCTGCACTATATTCTTCGGTCGCGCACGGGCAGTCCCAATGGCAGGCAGACTTACTCGAGGTTGTATCAGGGTTATACGTTACCTCTTGGTCGTTTGCTTGCTTGGTGTACTCGTTGCGCCAGGCGTTCATGGTGCTACATATAGTCGCTTGTCTGTACTGCCACGTGATGTGGATTCTCCTGATACAGCCCTCCCTCAACATGCTTATGATCCTCGGTTCGAACTTGACTTTGGTGTTCCTGTTCACGGTGTATTGTTACATCCAGCTGGAGCACCAACTCCCGGGTCTAGCCGTCCTGATGCGTATGAATTAATAACCTTATTCGCCGCGTGTCGCCAGATTATACTGGCATGCGGCATCCCACCTAGGCTTGCAGTGGCCGTCGCCCTGTTCGCATGGGTGGGCGCGGTTAGCTTTGCTATCCGCTCGCGGTTCCTCGCCCGATTCGCCGAATCTTTTGCGCAGCCTGGTAAACGATATGGTTTCCAGCTGCAGCCAATGTTCGTGCGTGAAGGTGAGAGGACTATCCACTGGTACCATCGGTGCTGTGGCTTCGGGATTTCTCGGCCACATGCGCCACGCTACATCAAACCGTCGCCTTTATTGCCGTGGCGGGCTTGGTGTTGTGGTTATGCTCCTTCGCATGCATTTGATGCCCAACGGTATCTGCCCCAATACAGGTGGTGGCGCACGCGAATCAGCTACCGGCGACTGCCCATAGTGGCTCTCACCACATATCTGGTGTATTGCTTGTTGGTTTGGCCTTTGGTCGCCATCTATGATGCAGTTGATTCACCCCTCGAGGCCTTCTTCCTGTTTTATTTGCAGTCCCCTCGAGAGGATTTCTCAATCTTTTATCTGGAGAGATTGATAGTGCGATGCACGGTGTTCATAGCCCACTCGGTCGGCATAGTGGTGGCGTTTGTTGGCATGTGGCGGTTGGTGTGTACCTTCTTGCCGCAGCTTTCGACGTTCGTCCGAGTGTTTTATGACGGTCGCCCGTTCTTTTCTGAAGAGAAAGCGTCGCAGTACAGTATGTTGCGGTCTTCGTTTAGACGTCTATTGGTTGACAAGCCCATGGATCTGTCGAAGACGACTCATCACTCGCATCCTATCGCGGCTGCGGAGCGTGATGCTGCCGACAACTCTATTAACAATTGGATTACCCTGCAAGGCATGTCTCCATTTAGTATCCAAATGTCGCTCCGTGACGTCACTAGAGGACTTGAAGGCTCCTTATTGCACCTTTGGCCTCGTGATCGCCACTCTGCAGAGCGCTATGACCATTTGATGGATCACCATTTGATTAAGTTGGTCAATGTAGATTACTATGTGGATTGGAAGGAGCTCTTGTGGATGGCACGTCCCTTTGTTCTGTACACTTTTACGCCGGTGGACCCCGCCGGCGTCACGCCCAATATATCCTGGTCTGTAGATGAGAATGACTACATAGATATGCGTGTAACCGGGGGTTCCCACTATCACCATCAATTGTGGGATTATGAGTGTGATGGTTTTTCCGCCAGGTATCCAGGAGTCACTGTGCATTATGACGTGGAGAAAATACCCGTCAGTGAGAACTGGTCTATCGTGTTTATTGCACCGCGATCGATAGAAGGGAATAACCAATTTGGGACGGATATAGGTCTCAAGCGCCGAACGTTTGTACACACTGTAGTGAACATGTTCGGCGTCACACGAAAAATCGCTATCCTCCGGCATGTTGGGAGAGTTAGCGTTGTGAATAAGGAAGGGAAGACCCATTATGAGCATGGTATGATGTCGATAGCCCTCCCGGGCTCGCTCGGTTCCGTGCGCTTGAGCAGTAAGCTGCAGGCTATTTTGGATGGACGCATCCACTGCACTACGATGCCCAAGATATCCCTGTCGGACCTTATTCCTATTTGTCTCGCTGAATATCAGACCGATGATGTACGAGTGCAGCAGGCTCTGATTGCTGCTGGTTATCCGTGCAACGCTGATGTGCTGCGAAACATTAACACGGTCTCTATCTGGGACGCCAAGGAGGTTGACGTAACCTATCGAGCGCCGACGAAAGAAGGCGTCCTTGGGCCCATTGAGACCGCACCGGTGACTATTATAGCCAATCCCATACTGCCGATTACTATGATACCTACTCGTTCGAAGGCTAATGACGAGTGGTGCATAGATGCCCGTCTAGAACAAGTGCGCAATCGACAGAAGCAGTTTGCCCCGAAGTATACCTTCTGGAGCACTGAGTTCATGGAACGGCTATTGCCGCGCCCTGGCGGACTGAATCCTACGACCTTGGATGCAGTCATCGCCAGCCAAGTGCGGCCCAGTCAAAGACGCAATAACGCCGAAGCGATGAAGCATCTACCGCATTTTCTGGCGTCATTGCACATGCCAGGCTCCTTGGTGGTGAAATCTTTCCAGAAGGCTGAGTCATATGTGGGACCTAAACCCCCCCGTAATATATCAACTCTTGCCCCTGCTCACTGCCTGCTGTACTCACTTTTCACGCAGCCCCTAGCCGATTGGTTGAAGCGTACCCAATGGTATGCTTTCGGGTTGCATCCTGACGACGTAGCGCGTCGAGTGCACGAGCTGGCATGTTCGCACGAAACCATCGTGGAAACCGATTTTAGTAAATTCGACGGGACTCATTCGTTCGCTCTCTACAATATGGAGTTAGCTATTCTCTTGAGGGCTTTCCCGTCGACGGAACATGGACTAATTCGATTGTTACACGATGCGATGACTCGTGCACGGGCTGTCACATCAATGGGTGTTAAATATGATCCAGGGGGCTCACGACTCTCTGGCGCTGCTGACACTTCCTTGATGAACTCCATAGATAATGCCTTTGTAGCTTATTGCGTGTTCCGGCGTATGGGTCGTACGCCTGATCAGGCTTGGGATGCACTGGGCATTTATGGTGGAGATGACGGCTTTATACCTGACGCAGACCCGGCGATTTATGAGTCAGTCTCAACTGACCTAGGTTTGCGATTAAAGGCACGCGCAGTGGGCGTGGGCCAACCGGTAACCTTTCTAGCACGCGTGTACCCTTGTCCCGCAGCCGGTCCGCACAATTTCGCTGATGTGCCGCGACAAGCTAGCAAGGTGCATATCCACCCTGGCCGAGGTCCTGACGCTGCTTATGCAGTGTATAACAGGGCGTTAGGCATTATGGTGACCGATCCCACAACACCATTGCTGTCCAATTGGGCCGCCATGGTGTTGCGTAATGTCCCGGATGATGTTAGAGTGGTGCAGCCCGCTTTGCAGCCCTACGTGGTGCAAGCGTTTGGTAATCGGCCTTTCCTGCACCGCCCCGATAGAGATGTCATGCTCTCGCATATCAGTATTCAATTGGGAATCACCCAACGTGAGCTCATGGATTACTGTGATATGCTGGATCGGGTTGATACCACCATCTGGAACTACCCACCGCTGATACAGCCGACCCCACCACCACCGGGAGATCGACCGTATATTTTCAGGACGAATTTAGTGTTGCCCGAGCGTAAAGCACTGGTGACCATTCGCCCAAAGGCTGAAAGAAAACGCACCCCGCGGCCACAACAGCGGGAGGCCCCTGCCGATAGCGGCCCGCGTCGCCCGTTGCCCGTCCCCATCCTTCCGCGGCAACGGCGTATCCCTCCCTCAACGGCGCCTGCTCCACTGATAGATCCCGCAGTGCAGTATGACGGCCGAGTTCCGGACAACCCGGTGCACCCGGTTAATCCCCCCGCGAGTGCACTGGAAGAACGTATAGACGAAAAGAGGGCGTAGATGAAATTTAGAAAACAAAGAAAAACAATAATGTTCCATCCTTATACTCCTTAACTCTCC